CGACACAGCCGCTCGCGGCAGAAATTGGGAAGGCTCTCCACTATTTTTGCTGGGCGGGCGCCGGCAAGCGCGGCCGACTCTACCGGCAGCTTTACCCGGAGCTCGTCTTTGACGGCAAGGAACCATTTGGAAAATGGAATACTCCAAACCATCGCGTTGAAAGCCTCGACCTCGACAGCACCGTCGATTACACCTCGCCGAAGTCGCCGCAGTCCGGCTGGCACCCCTGGGTGCTGAATCCCGATGACATGGTGGAGACGCTTAACAGCGGCATCAAGGCGAGCGAGGACGTCCGCAAGGGTGTTATCTCCACTTACCGCACCAACAAAAACACAATGCAGGCGGGCGGCTTCATCAACATTCGAGGCACGCGCTACCACCCCTTCGATCTCTATGGCGATGTGCTCTCGACCATGGATCCCAAGCGGTGGAAGGTCCTCATCCGCGCGGCGCTGACAGTGAAAGACGGCGCGCGCCTGATGCCCGGAGAATTCCCGCGCGAGGAGGATCTAATCCTCCACTTCCCCATGATCGAAAGCCTCCGCTACGCGGAACTGCGCGAGAAGTTCTTCGACGAATACGAGAGCTTCATGTGCTTTGCCGCTGGCAGTCGCGTGCTCATGGCGGACTGGACAGAGAAGCGGATCGAAGAGGTCAAGGTGGGCGATGAGGTTGTCGGATTTAGGAAAATTGCCGGCCATCAAACCCGGCTCACCAGAGAGCGCGTTGAGGCAATCGCATCGCGAACAGCAACAGTTGCAAAGCTGATCACCGATTCCGGAAGGATCTCCTATCCAACCTTTAATCATCGTTTCCTGCGTCCCCAAAATGGCGATTTGCGATATCTGCCGGCCAAAGTCGGGACTCGCTTGGTGTCGGTCTATAGGCCATCCGCATGGCCGACCGCCGTTGAGCAGCGGCAACTAGACTGGCTTGGCGGCATCCTGGATGGTGAAGGTAGCCTGACGGGCTCTTTGTTGACCGTGAGCCAACAGGCACTCAGTAACCCCGAGGTTTTTGGGTCGATCGCCAATACGCTCCGTGCGTTGGGGATCTCTTTCTCCCAGGGCATAACCAACAAGACAGAGAGTTTCCTGCTTCACGGTGGCAGGTCCCTCCGCATTCGCCTGCTGCAGCAGGCGCAGATGGCCAAAAGGGAGAGATTCACAGCCTCGCTCTGGGCTGCGAAGCAGGTTGGCGAAACCTGCGGCCGGCGCGGTGCCGAGAGGAATTATCCCCGCGTGGTTTCCATGGAGCCGATTGGAGAGCAGAAAGTCTTCGATATTGAGACCACGAGCGGCAATTTTGTTTGCGATGGTTTCGCGGTCCACAATTGCCAATTAATGAACGACCCGCAGGGCGGCAGTGTGCCGGTATTCGATGAGAGGAAATACAGCGCCTCGCTCGCCGATGAAGATCACCTCCCGCTGGTCGGCGAAACCATCATGGTGCTGCGCCTGCCCTGCCAGAGCAAGAAATTCATGGCGACCCACGCGGAGTGCGCGGTGGGGCGCGTCGCCGGCGGCAAGGTTTACATCCTCGATGCGTGGCGCGGCGTGTACGTCCCTTCAGGCCTGTGCGAGAAGGTCATCAAAACCTACCGGCTGTGGGACTGCGAGATGCTCCTCATGGAAGACCTGCCGGGAACCGATGACATGCCCGTGCTGATTCGCAACGAGGCTCTGAAAAGAAATCGCAGCATCCGCATCGGGCGACTTCCCTACGAGGAGGACGACAGCGTTCGCAACGGCCGCATCGCCCAGGCCGAGCCCATGATGACGGCCGGCCGGCTCATCCTGTCGCACAGCGTGACGGCCGCGGCGGAGATGCGGAAGCAGTTCATCCACTTTGGCCTGGTGAGCGAGAACGGCATTGTAGACTGCATTAGCCGCCTCCTTCAAAGAGTCCCATTGAGCCTCATGCGCGCGCAGCTCAGCGAGGAAGAAATTCAGGCGCAACTCCGCCGGCGCGAGTCGGCACAATTTAACCACGTCTTCCAGCAGCGCGGGATGCCGGTGGTGAACGAGGAGGCGCGACAGAAGGCCCAGGCCACCGTGGTGGCCTTCGAACGTGCAGCCGAATACGCAATGTTGCCACCGCTGCCCGGTGGCCTGGACGGGTGAAACAGATGGACGAAGAGACAGCAGAAACGCCCGCAGTCCCCTCCGGTGAATTACCGCAGGGGTTCGATATCGGCGGACCGGTCCAAAGCCGCGAAGTCCAACCCTCTTCCGGCGGAGCCCAGCCGCCCGTCTTCAGCGATCGCGCAGCCGCGAAAATTGTTTGGGAAAACTTTCAGCTCGCAAAATCCTGGCTGGAACGCAACTCCTGGCTGATGGAGTGGCAGGCCACGGACGTCCTCTACCAAAGCCCGAACTACGACAATTGGGTGGGAGTTCGCGACGGCCGGCCCGTTCGAATCTCCCGATTCCTCATCGCGAAAAACAGCAACACGATGAGCAATCAGACTCACCGCAGCATGTTCGGAAATCAGGTCCCCTTCGCCCTGCAGCAGGAAGGCAACACCACGGAGCTGGAGCTCGAGGCCTGGACCCACCTCATTCACACGCTGATGAAGCGCGCCGATTTCGAATACAACCTTGGACTCATGGGCGAGTCACAGGCGACGCAGGGCACCGGCCTGGTGCGCCCCGGCTGGGAAGTCGTCGAGAAAATCAAACGCAGGCGCAAGCGGAAGGCGCCACCGCAAAGCGTTCCGCTGCCTGTGGGTGGCGACCAGGTGGTCAACACGGAAGAGAGCGACGATTTCGAGGTAAAGCGGGACAAGGTCACGCTCAGCTATCCCATCTTCGAGTATCGCCGGCTGGGCACGACACTCTACGACCCGAAGTGGAGGACACCGAATCGCCCGGACCTCTCCGCCGGCTGGGTCATCCACGTCGATTACGTCAATTTTGAGGACCTGCAGCAGCTCCGCGAGCTGCCCTGCTACAAGAACATTCCCGACGATGCGACGCTGAAGGAGTTCTTCATTCAGAACCCGCAGGGTGACGCGCAGCCGCCGTCGCAGACCGCGGATCAGATGAGCTCGCAAAACAGCACAGTGCTGCACGCTGAGGGCGAAGAACGGCAAATGAGCGCCAACCCGTTCGACAGGCCTTTGATGCTGCTAGAAATGAACGACAGCGAGCGCACCCGCACCGTCCTGTGTTTCAACGATCGCGTGTACTGCATTCGCAACGACGACCATGAGCTGGGCGATCACGCGCTCGGCTACGCGGGCAACTGGTGGAACGTCGAAAACTGCGGCTTCGGTATCGGCATCGGCCGGCTCAACTCGGGCGACCAGCGCATGGAGGCCGGAGTCCTCAATGAAGTGCTGAAGATGATCGGGATGTGGTTCAACACGCCGCTGGTGATTCCGCGCGGCGAGAACGCTCCCACTCAAAACGTGGTGAGCGGCCTCGGAACCTTTTGGGCGCTCGATCCGCCGCCCGATGGCGACATGCGGAAAGCTGCGTTCTACCTCGATCGCCCCCTCATTCCGGCCGAGGCGTGGCGCATTTACGAGCTCGCGCAGCAGGGCGGCGAGCAGCTCGTGGGCGCCGACGCCGCATTCATGCAGGGCAACATCAGCAAGCCCGGATCGAGCGCGGCGCGCACAGCCACGGGCGCGCAGGCAGTCAGTTCCAAAGCTGAGGACAACGTGGCGCGGCCCGTGTATCACCTTGAGATCGTGGTCACGCGCTTTATCGAATTCATCATCGAGATGGTGCGCACCAAAATGCCGATCCCCGAAATTCGGGAGATCCTCAAAAAGAAGTACGCCGACGCCATCGTTAAGAACATCGACATGGAGCACTGGCTCAACGTTGAGTTCAGCTTCAGCGTGCTGGCCGGCCAGAAGCTCATCGCCAAACAGGCCATCCTGCAGCTCATCCCGTTCCTTCTCCAGATTCTGCAACAGCCACAGTTGCTTGACGGGTTGCACCAAACGGGCCGCACCGTCGACTTCGAAGCGATCGAGGGGCTTTTCATTCGCCTGAGCGAGCTCGCCGGCAACGACAACATCTTCCGACCGATGACACCGCGCGAGCGCGCGATGTATCGCAGCAGCGGTGCGGGCCAGCCGGGCGCTCTCCAAATTGCGCTGGAGCAGCTCAAGGGCAAAAATCGCCTCGCAGCCGTCCAGGCGAAATCGCAGGGCGACATCACGAAGTCGCTCGCGGAGCAGGCTATTGAACGCGGATCCGGTTCGGTCCCGCTGGAGCGCGCGCAGGCGCTCAACGAACGCACGTCTGACGTACACATGCTGCAGGGAGGCGTGGAATGACTCCGAACGCGGCGGTCGCCCTGGGCTATATCGCTCCGACGCAACCGCAGCCCGAAGGCGGAGACGCGTGGGAGAGATTCATGTCCCACGAACCGCTCACGCCGGAACTGGACGAAGCCATGCGAGGCCGCACTGCGCCGATCGAACCGGAGGAGCGCCGCGCGACCAGGGCCGACCGAAAAGACCCGGATCGCGAGCTGCTGCAGGAAGAACGTCAGGCCCTCCACCGCCTGATCGCAAAGCGTGATCCTGGCTGGGAAGTTGTACTCCGCATTGAGGAAAGACTCTTGAATGCGATCCAGCGCTCTGCTATGGTCCTCAGTGAGCAAAACCCCCTCCGGAATCAGGAAAGCGTCGCGACTGCCTGGGCGAACGTGGGGCTTTTGAAGGACCTGAGAAAAACTCGGGACAGGATCATCGAGGAAGAGCTGGCGAACCTCGAACACAGGACACCGAAGAAGAGGGCGAGGGCGAAATGAACGGCTACTACAGCAGCACGAAGCCGACCGGCGACCCTGTAACCGCGGGGCTGCTCTGCTGGATTTCCGACTACACCGATGAGGGCATGGGCAAGGTCGCGACCTATGGCCACACGGAACTCGAAATCACCGAGAAGCTCGCGAGGCAGAACGCCCACGCGCAAATCGTCATCGCCCAGCAGCGCGCCACGCCGCCAGCGCCCGCCGCTCCCGCTCCGGCGCCGGCGCCCGCAGTCCGCGCGCGCGCGCCCCTCACCGCCGAGGACAAAATCAAGCTGACTGCAGACCTCGACAATCCAGCGACAGCGGGCCGCGCCGTGGTGCAGCTGCTCGAAGACACCACCGGTTTGAGCGTGCAGGACCTGCAGCAGGACAAATTCAACCGGATGTTCCAGGAATGGCTGGGTGCGCATCCGGATTTTCCGCGCGGCGTTCGCATGAACGTGCGCCTGCTCCTGCTCGAAGCCGAGCGGCGCGCGGGAAGTCACACCAAAATCACACCGCAGACACTCGACGCGGTGTTTCAGCAGCTGCAAAGCGGCGGCGAACTCCTGGCAGAGATGCCTGTGGAGGACGAACCCTCCGACCCTGCAAGCCCTCAACCCTCTGCGACGCGCGCTGGTGAGAGCCAGCCTCCGCCGTCGACAAGGCCACGCGTAGTAGCGACGACGACTCACCGCACCACCCGGATGGCGTCCGCCGCTGCTCCTCAGTTCAAGCCGAAATACACGCGTGAGCAGATCGACGGAATGTCCGCCGCAGAAAACAGGCGTCTCATCGACGACCCGGACTACAACGCTTCGGTTGAGTACTATTACCCGTCTTCCGCCTCTCGCGCGCGGGCGTAGTTTCCCGCAGGAGAGAACAGAGTGAGACTCGATCGCATCGAGAAGATGAGCCTGTGGCTCGTCAACTTCGTTTGGTGGCCACTGCTCCAGCTCATCGCCGCGCTGGGCGGTTCCATCTTCGTGGCTGGACGGCTGGCGCTTAGCGCCGCCGCGCTCCAGTCGCACGCCGCAATCTGCAACGATGGGCCGTCGCCCACCTCGATGCAGACCGGCAATATGCCGCAGGCCAAGTACACCATCCACTACAACAAAGCGTTCATGCAGTGGCTGGCGGCTAACCTCGTACATCTCCGTCTCTGCAGCCGCATGACGATGCCGGAAAAGAGCGGTTCGACTTTCCGCAGCTTCATGCTTGTGCCCATCGGCCCGAACCTGCAGCAACAGACCGAGGGCACCATCGGCGACCCCATCACCGTCGCCGCCGATTTCCGCGATATCGTCATGGGCCAGTTTGCGGACTACCTGAATTTTTCCGACCTCACCTTCATGACCTCGATCTCGGACGACCTCACCAACTACCGGCAGATGATGGCCTATCGTCTCGCTCAGACGATCGACGACCTGATCATGGTGAACTTCGACTATCTCCGCACCCTGGACGCGAACACCGCCAACCAGGATTCGCTGACCGGTCCGCTGTATGCGTTCACCAAGGCAATCATCGAGCAGATGCCGGCGAGCCTCTTCGGCGCAAAGGTGCTGCCGATGTCCGAAGGTGGCTTCCTGGGCAAAATCCATCCGTTCTTTGTGGGCGACATGGTCGCGCTCGACAACAGCAACAATTCGGTGGTGGACATCCTGAAGCACACCGCTGACGGCCAGATGATGCTGCGCGAGCTGACGGACGAGGACAAGGGCCAGACGCCCATCAAGGTTCTGGAGCTGCAGGGCTGCAAGTGGCTTCAGTCGACCAACTGCACCCAGACGACAAACTGGCAGGGTTCGGGGCTCACCGCTCTGAGCACCTACTGCGCGGGCTATCAGGCAATGATTTTCGTCAACCTGCCGAGCGCGCGTCACACCGACCCGCATCCCCGCTGGGAGAATATGGACCTGTGGGCAGGCCAGTATGCGCGCTCGTCCTACGATCCCGCCGGCGTGATTGCGGCCGGAACCAGCTACAACACCATCCTGGGCATCGGTCCGCCGCCTGACACGGTGAGCCGCGCTCGCATCGCAAAGGCCGTCCCGCAGACGACCTAAACGGCTTAACGCAATGCGTTAAGTTGGCACCCAGCGGGGTAATTTCCTTACTCGCTGGGTGTAACCAAATTCCGCCGAAAATCGCAAAGGAGCGACGAGATGGCTGAGGACAAAAAGAAACAGGCCGCTGATGAGATGGCGGCGGACAATGAGCTGCTTCGAAACCAGATCCTGCGCGTTCAGCTTGAAACGGCGCAGATCGGACTGGATCAGCAGAAGCAGGTCAATGAAGCGTGGCACCAGAAGGAGGAGGAGCGTAAGCGTGGGAATCGTCGCCGACAAGCGCAGTTCGCCGGTGATCGCCGCGGCCGTCTTCTGCGGCAGCGGATGTGCGCGCACCTCCAGGGCGGCCACGCCGCGACCAACGACCCGCTGAAGGGCAAGGGCGACAGCGCGCTGACCCGCTCGCAGGTTTTCTTCCGGGGCAACTACCTCATCCAGTGCAATCGCTGCGAGCTGGCGGTGCAGCGCCCCCATCCGCTGCTCAAAAAGATCGACAAAAAGCTCTACGAGGCGGCCATGGCCGAATACGAGCTGCTGACCGAACTGTCGGAGAGCAACGACCTGCAGCCGATGGAGGGCACGACGTTCTCATTCACGAACGACGCCGGCCTTCCGGTATGGCCGAAGATCGATCCGAACGCGAGCGAGGGCGAAGAGATTCCCCGGCCGGAACTCCTGGGCATCACGTCCGAATCCCGGGCATACCTGCAGTCGAAAAACGTGAAGCTGCCTCGCGTTCGCGCTCGCCGTCTCTCCGCGATCGCCGTCGCCGAAGAGGATTAAACAACCAACAGCGGACGCCGGCAGGCACCGCAGAAAGCAGGTCCGTAGGTGTTCGATCAGATCACGGCAGGCCCGAGCGGGCCATCCGGCGGAAACCTCAGTTCTCCCGGACTCATTTTGGACCGGACCAACAATGTGGTGCTGTCGGTCGGCGATAGCCGCACCGAATCGGCGCTCCAGTGTGTCCTGGTCGGATTGGGTCCGCAAACCGCGCTGACTACGATCACCACAGCGCAGAACCTCATCAACCAAAACCTCGGAGCCTGGCTGCTAAACCGCACCGGCCGCCGACTGCGCGTGCGCGGCAATGGCATCTACACGTCCGAAGGCACCAGCGCTCCTGTGCTGACCATCGCGCTCGCGCTCGGTGGAACTTCGCTCGTTTCGATTGCCACTGCCGCCGCCAGCACCACGCTGAGCACCAACATGCCGTTCAGCTTCGACTTCGAGGTGGTGACCATCACACCCGGAGCCGCGGCAGCGGCGGAGCTCGAGGCGCACGGTGCGGTTATCGCCAACATCAGCGCCAACACGCCGGCGGCAGCAGCGGTCGCGTATGTCGACACGAACTACGCTGAAATCGCCAACATCAACCTCGAAAGCGTCCTCGCTCTGACGGTGTCGATCGCCGCGAGCGCGGCGATCACAAGCGCACAGCTTCGTAATGCAGCGATCGAGCTGCTGGCGTAGATTTAGATTTGCAACAGGGCGGGTGCCAGGTGGTGGGACTCGCCCTCTTTTTCCAGAACAGCACAGCCCACAGGAGGTTTTTCCGGATGTATCGCGACGACAAAATCTTTAAGCGAGTCACGGAGGAACTGCGCGACCTTCGCGCGCATTTGGAAATCCGCCTCAACGAAAAAGGGCTGCGCGACCTTCGCGTTGACCTTGCCCGGCGCCTCGAAAAGATCCACGTCGAGCTCCACCGGCTCGATCCACACCCCCACTTAGCCAGCATCAAAATCCGTTTTTCGAGAGGTTCAACCATGGCACCAGTCGCAGGTCCTATCACGCTCACAACCGCCGGGGCGATCGCAGTCGCGTCCGTTCTCGGCTTCGATCAGTTCGGCAACCCGTTTACCGGACCCATGCCGGTCGCCTCCTACAGCTCCGACGACACCGCCGGCGATATCGCGACCTTCGATCCCGCGACAGGCCTCGTGACCGCGGTCGGTAACGGCGTCGCGAACATCACCGCATCGCTGACCACCGCGGAAGGCGAAGCCCTCACCGACACCGAAGCTGTCACCGTGGCGCTCTCTGGCGGCGGCGGCGGCGGCACTCCCGTGCTGTCCAGCATCAAGGTGGCTTTCGACACCAGCGGAGCTCCGGCTCCGGCCAACCCGGTTGCCAGCGCGGCAGCGGCCAACGCGGCGAAGGCGCAGGCGGCGGCGGCAGTAGCGCGGAAGTAAAACCCGAGAGGGGGACTTGCGTGGGCAACAGCACTCAGACGTTTCGCCAAAAACTCGACGCACTGGCGGCGCGCGGTGTCTCTGACCCACGCAAGGCTCCTTCCGGTTACGGGGATGCGCTCACCTTCGAAATCATCAACGACTCAATGGCGGACTTTATCTGCGAGCGCTTCAACTGGCCGTTCAACCGCTGCAACGCTACTCCGTTCGCGACGAACAGCTGGCAGCAGGATTACCCGCAGCTCGCACAACCGGGCGGCCCGATCGCCTGGGGCGAAGACTGCGACCAGGTCGACATCAACAACTCGATGAACCCGCAGCCGCTCTGGAATGTGACCTGGCGGCGCGGCCTCAGCCGGATCCGGACCAATCTGGCGCCCGTGCAGCCGGGCAACTGGCAGATTTGCTGGATGTACAACAAGGACCTGAGCTTTGGGGTTTGGCCGGGAGCCGGCGTCACCTATGCCCCGCTCATCACCAGCGGTGTAGTGCAACAGAATCCCATCATGAGCATGGTCGACAAGAACCAAAACCTGCTCATCGTTACAGGCTTCGGCACCACCGGCAGCGTGGCACCGTTCGCGGCTGCGAACGCGCTCGAAGGTACCGTCGTGACCGATGGCAGCGTGACCTGGACAGTGGTGAGCCCGACCTCGCAGGGATTCCGCGTCTTCCCTCTTCCGAACGCCACCGGCCCCACCTACCTCATCGTGCCGTCCTACCAGCTGGATCCGCCTGTAATCTCGGACCTCGGAGCGACCCTCGATCCGATTCCGGACAGCTACAGCCGGCATTTCGTGCGCATCCTCGACTTCCAGTGCCAGATGGCCAGCACGGACCCGGCAAAGAAGAAAGCGGCGCTGGATGGCTACCCGCTCTATCTGAAAAGCCTCGAGGGCGCCAAAAAGCAGGGCGACAAGACGCCGAACGCTTACGGACTCGTTCCTGCAAGCTCGCCCGTAGAGAGCACCTGGCCCGGGGCATCCTTCCGGGGGACCGCCGACGCGCCCTTCTAAACGTGGAACCCCTTTTATGAGCCAACAACTCGTAGTTGAGAACACGCTTAAATGGGCTCAGCCCATCCTGAAGAACCAGGGCCTGCAGATCAATGGGCAGGAGCCGGCGCTTACCTTCGCGAATTTCATCCTGCAGCGCATGACAGGTCCGCCGTTCCGCTGGAGAACCAATCGGAAAAACCTCAGTTTCCCGCTCAGCGCCGGCGTGACCGACTACGCGATCACCGTCGCCGACCTTGGTCACATCGAATCCGACTCCGCCTGGATCGTGGACAACACCGGAAAACGCTATGCCTGCAAGGGCCGGCTCACCATGGAGCAGAGCAGCCTCAGCGATCGGCCGTCCGAGTTCGCGCCGGTCTACGACAATGGCGCCGGCCTCATCACTTTTCGTGTGAAGCCCGCCCCCGATTCCGGCAATTACACCCTGTTTGGCGATTACCAGGTGCGACCGCCGCTCATCATGAGCTTCGCCCAGCCATGGGGAACCGTCTCCGACGACTTCAGCTACATTTTCAACGCCGGCTTTCTCTCGCTGGGACTCATGCTGATCAACAGCACGCAGGCCCCGATCTGGGAGCGGTACTTCATCGGCTCGCTGCTCGGCGCGCAGGAAGGCCTCGACCAGCAGGCCATCGACATTTTCCTGGGCCAGTGGACAAACTACTCGCGTACCATCGCCGCCGCGGCCGCCGCGCAACAGGGTGGAACCTCGGGGCGCGGCCTGTAATTACACCCTATTTGCAGGCCGCGCAAAATGCCGGTATTATGCCGGTATGCCAGTCACCAAAGGAAACCTCGATTTTGTGTTTGCCCACCACGCGCCGGATGAAGCGAAGATAAAAAAGCACGAGATGATCCGGTCCCACGCCGCCGCTTTCGCCAGCGCGATTCTCGATATGACACCGGGGTGCGCCGACCAGCAGGCCGCACTCCGCCTCGTCCGCGAAGCTATGATGACCGCCAACGCTGCGATTGCGCTGGACGGTGCTGTGTGATGAGCGCGGCCCGAGTCGCTTCGCCACAAGACCCTTACTTCCAGTTCCACGTCACGCGCGACTGGACAGGCACGCAGACGCATCACTTCGCGATTTGGGTGAAGCCGACCATTCGCAATATGTCGGACGAGCGGTCGAAGTGCAGGGATCCGGCTCATCCGTGGTTCGAAGTCGACGCGGGCACTCTTCCTCCTGCGATTGACCGGCCGCCGGCGGGCCGAGCATATGTTTGCTGCGCGTGCGTGGGAGAGGTGATCGAATGAACTGGCGCGAGCACGCAGAAGCCGCGAGCGGTATCGCCAACACGCCGGGCGACGAAGTGACCGAAAGCAGGCCGTGTTACCTCGATGATCCGAGCCTGAGTTATTACTGCAACTGGAGGACAATCTTGGGCGAAAACGAAGTGATCGACATCAATCCCCACCTCACGGATGCCGAACTCGCCGAACTAAAAGAGCTGCTGAAGGGCTCTTATGGAGCTTTGGTGTGGTCTCATGACGAAGCAGGGTGCGGCTATATTGTGGAGTTTGACGACGGGCAGCACTTTCGAGTTGTCATGCATCCGAGGGCCGCGCTCGAAATGCTCAGGAAGAAAGTGAAGGATGCCAGGACCGATTGAATCTGCGGGCGGAATCAAGGAGCCCACCGAAGTGGTAGTTGGTCAATATGCGGACTATCTCGACACCGGCATCTGGTCATGGGATCAGAAAACCGGCAAGCTCATCCCGCCGTCCGATCTCACGCCCGAACAGGCGCGAGATTTCCAGCTTGTGTTCGGCGAACTTTTTGAGGGGAAGCCGATAGATGCCAGGACCGATTGAATCTGCGGGCGGAATCAAGGAGCCCACCGAATACGCAACACTCTCGATGGACGCCCAATTCACCGGCCTGTGGACGCAGCGCAACCCGCTGCGCGACGCGGACGTGCCCTACCTGTATCGGAAGTTTTATAGCGCGAGCCGGTTCGATTCCATGCTCGATGGCATCAACCGCGAAATCAGCGCGCGACTCACCGATGTTCGCAGAGCCGGCAGTGTGGAATACAACACAAACAGCTTCCCGCCGGCGAACTCTTTCTACAGTTACAAATGGGTCCAGAATGGATCGGAGCAGCTCCGCGTCCTGCTCGATGGCCAGGACGGTGTGATCTACGACGCCACCGCCGGCCAGAAGTCGACGGTATTCACGAAGAGCGCGGGCGCAGGCAAGGCGAGATTCCTCGGCGTCAACAACGAACTGTTCTTTTGCGATGGACCGGACCTGAAAAAGTGGCTGCAGCCGGGAGCCTGGATCGCCAGCTCCTCGATCGCACCCGGGACGCTCATCAACACGGGAGCAAATCCGGGCACCCTCCAGATGGCCCTCGGCGGCATCACGCTGGCCATCGTTGCGTCGGCCTGCACAGGATTCGGCAAATATGTGATCTGGGTCGATCCGACGCAGGTTCCCGATCAGTTCGCGAACCTTCAGGGAGTGAGCGTCACCTTCTCCGGACTTAGCGCAGCCGCTGCTCTCAACGGCAACACCTACACGGCAGGCATCCTGAGTTCGACGCAGGGCGTCATGATCGTGAGCCAGACTGGAGCGAACTATAACGAGACGGCGGAATCCGGCAGCGGCACGACGGGGACCGGCATCACCGGCGGATCGGCGCCGGCATTTTCTTCGACTCGCTTTGCGATCACCGGCGATGGTGGCCAGCAGTGGAAGTGCTATGGAAGCGCGATAGAAAACTGGACGCCGGCGCCTCCCACTACCGCGCCGACCGCTTCCCCGGCACCCAGCAGCGGAGCCCGGTGGTGGCAACCGAAAACAACGATCGCGGCCTATTACGCGATTCTGGATTCGAACCAAAATGTGCAGATCTATAACGGCGCCGGAGCCAGGACCGGATTCGCTTATCCGACGTGGGCGCTGCAGCCGGCGACGACCTATGCTCAGACGTTCGATGGAGGGGTGATCTGGATCAGCTTGGGACCGGTCGGCACCTGGTCTCCGGCCACCGTTTACGCTGCGCCGTTTACCGCTACACCGTCACCCGTGGCCGTCATCCTCGATCCCAACGGAAACTGGCAGTGGGTGACCAATGGAGCCGGCGGAATGTCGGGCAGTGCCCAGCCTACCTGGGCGAAGACGGTAGGGGCAACGACCTCCGGGGATGGTGCGCTCACGTGGACATGTCTTGGCCCCGGCGTTCCCATGACCACGCAGAGCGTGTCCTATGCCTTCTCGCTGCACGGCGTCGACGGCACCGTGACCACGGCTTCTCCCCAAAGCACGATTCAGGGGCCGATTGTCGGACCACCGCTGCTTGGCTTCTCAAGTCCAACCGCGGCCGTCCAGACCTACCTCGCACTCGGCGGCAGCTTCACCGACGATCAACAGTGCGACCAGGTCTATATCTGGCGCACCGCGCAGGGGCAGTCCACGCTCGTTTTCGAGGACGCGGTCCCGGTGGACCTCTTCGGGGGGAGTCTCCTCTACGACGAAATCGGGATCCCCGATACGTCGACTGCGGGACAGGGTGCGCTCAACCCTCTGATCATTGCGCCTATTGCCTCGGCGGGAAATCCGCCGCCAGCCAGGATGACGTGTCCCGCTTATCACCTGGGCCGTGTGTGGGGCATCGTCGACAATCGGGTGGTCAACTCCGCCGGGCCCGACACGAATTTCAATGGAAACACTGTGTTTCCGCCGCTCAGTCAGGCTATCTTCCCCGCGCTGGCGAAGCGGCTGCTTCCCGTCACGGTGAGCAACGGAGGACTCCTCGTCTGGACCAGCTCCGGGGTGCAGATCATCCTGGGCACGGGCACGGCCGCGAACCCGTTCTACGCGACGATGTATGAGCCGAGCGTGAATCTTGGCGGTTACGACGCGCTCGATGTGCTCGGATCCACGGTCTACTTCATGGAGAGCAACGGCAAGGTGTCGAGCTTCGATCCGCAGAGCGGTTACACCGAAATCGGCTTCCCTGTCGGAGATCAGTTCAAGAAGGTCACTACCGGTGGCATCAGCGCCTCGCTGTACGACCCATCGACCACTTTCCTGTCCTGGAACATTCAGAGTTCCGGCGAGACGGCGATGTACGTCGCCGACGGTGCGGTCGGCTGGTTCCGCATGGCCGCGATCGCTCCGCCGGAAAACGGGCTTGTCTGGTGTCCGCGCGCCGCGATCGCCGGGGGAACGAGCGCGGTGCAGTCCATCGAAACCTCACCGGGCAACTATGACCTGCTCATCGGACCGGCCAGCAGTGGGCCGATTCTGAAGCGCGACACCACGGGTGCGGTGTTTGGCGACAACGGGACGAGTTACCCGGCCTGGGATTCGAAGGGCGTCGTCCGGCTTTGCGAAAGCGGCCAGGTTGCCGAAGTCGCGCACATCGCCCTGAAATCAATGGCAACAGGAGGGCCGAGACCAAGCGTGTCGATTCTCATGGACGAGGTGGCGCCAAGCACCGACGCTCCCTGGGACGAGCTTGCGATCAGCAGCACCGACCCACCCGATCTGGAGCCGAGCGTGTCGATGTACAGCGATCGGTATCAGGCGCTGCAGAACGGAGTCACGCCGAAAGGTGACTGCCTGCTGCTCAAAGTGGACTATGGAACCAACAGCTTTGGGGATGAACTCCTGATGTTCTCCATCTATGGGCGAAAACAGGAAGAGAGGGTGCAGCAACAATGACGACGACAACCCAAACCGCAGCCGATTTCGATACGGAACACGGCCGCATGGAATGCCTGCGCTGCGGACGCGACATCGCTCCCGAGCTGAGCCGGCTCCTGCGCGAAGACGCGACGAACGACGGCCGCCGGCACGACATCCTCATCGAGTTCCACCAGGGGGGCGAATGTCTCAGGTAGCCAGCAAACCCATCCCCCTGCTTCCGCCGGCGACGGCGAAGCTGCAAACCATGCAGGCGCTGCTGGCGCAGTACGCGCGCGAGAATCCCACCTGGAGCGAGGAGCGCGTGTACATTGCCGCGCAGATGCAGTCGGAGTGGGTTTACCCGATCGGCCGGCAGATGCACGAGCTGAATCCAGCGCGTTACGGCCTTCGCCCGCTTACCGCCGCCGATGCCGCGCGTGAGTTCAGGGAGCGCCAGCAATGAGAAAACAGAAGGTCCTGAATCCGAGCGACAGAGATCGCGTGGACGGCCGCTTCCTGGGCTTGAAGTCGCACACCGACCTGCGCGAAGCATGGCGCATCACCGTGCGCTGCAAAAACAACCTCAGCCACGCGAAGATTCTCGAATTCCCGATCACCTGGGACGAGGCGGTCATCGTGGCGCTGGCGGAGGTGATCGCGGGCAGAGGCGCCTGCTTCGTTCACACGCCCGGGGAATTGTCGCCCATCGGAGCCTGCTCCGCGTGCGGGTGCGAGCTGACAGCAACCGCGGAAAGATGGAGGAACCGTGCAGCCTAGAAAGCCAAAATCAGCGCCGCTGCCGTTGAACGGCTGCGTGCATCAGGATCACAAGCACGCCCCGTTTTGCTTCAAACTGGTGAGCGCGCCGGGGAAAACGCTGTGTCCCTTCCACGAGCTGCTCGCCGCTGAAAAAGAACGCCAACGCTCCGCCGCGGCGAAGATGCGCGAGGCCGAGAGGAAGGCGAAACCGGCAACGCGGGCGACAACGATCGAGACGTACCCGCAGAGCTAACGGAGGAAGACAAAATGTGCGGTGGCCCACCTGTAATGTCCAAAGACGAACGCCTGCAGAGGCAGGAAGAATGGGAGTTGAGAGATGCCAAGCCTGAAATCGAGAGCGGTCCAGCTTGCACCAGGGCGCTACCAGCCGACGCAACCGGAGCCGGTGAGCGGCCCATCGCAGGGACCGCCGATGCCGACCCCGCCGGTGCTGAGGATGAGTCCCTTCATGCTGAGCTCGCTCCCCTCGATCGCGACAAATGTAACAGTGGGGACTCTGAATCAGTTCTACGGGGGCCGCGCCCTTCCGCGCCGGCAGACGATCCTGCCTGGGTGAGCGATGAGCACCTTGAAACGGACCTGCGCCTCGAAAGCCGCCTTCAGAAGGAGAGGGCTGACCGGGCGCACTATGGGGCCGGGGTCGAACCGATCCTGCAAATAGAGGCCGAGGTTGCACGGGCGAAGCGGCACGGCGAGAAGTTCGCCAGCCTGCACGAAGCCTACGCCGTCATCCTCGAGGAGGTAGATGAGATTTGGGACATCGCCCGGCAGAAGCGGCGGGAACGCGATGAACTCGAACTCCGCAAGGAATTCATTCAGATCGCGGCGATGGCTGTGAAAGCGCTGGCCTCGATGGACAACTTTACCGGCGGAAATGTTTGAGGAGGGAAGCCGTGATGGTGGTGGGGGCGCTGGAAGCTCTGGGGAGGAACCATTTGAGCCAAACGAAAGCCACGACTAGAGAACCGATTGCAAGCTGCGCATTTTGCGGCGAAGCAGCGACCAACAAGGCGAGCGATGGGACGCTACTCTGTTCGCCGCATTCCGCGATGTACGTTCCCCGTGGCCGCCGGCAGGGATGAGCGCGGAGCATACATTCCGGTTTCGTGAGGGCCACTTCACCCTGCGACCAACAAGGCGGCGGGACCTGGACCTCGCGTGGCTGTGGACGATGCGGGACACCGACCATGCGGGCCGCGTCGAACCGGAATTCTGGCTGGAGCAGAGCGCCGCCACGGATAGTTACCTGCTGAACGATCCAGAGGGCGCCGTCTTTTTCTTCCGCATCGACCTGCTTCCCAAAGGCAGCGAAGACGGCGAGCCAGCGGCAAAACTCCACATCCAGTTTTTCCCGGCGAACACGAGCGAGGAAAAAATGCGAATCGCAGAGGCCCTCACCGAGGGGCTTCGCTGGCTGCTGCCCATGCTGCGCTATTCCGGGGTGAAAGAGGCGTTTTTCGACAGCGCCTCGCCCCGGCTCATCGCTTTCTGTGTGAGGCGGCTGGGCTTCACGCAAAAAGACGGCATCCTAAAAAAGGCCATCGCCTAAATCCTTCCGCTGCCGTATCCTGTCGCCAGTCCCAGGAGAAAAGATCGGCGATGTGTGGTGCCACCTCAGCCCAGACCCAGCTGCAAACGGAAGAGATGCAGACCCTGCAGCAGTACGACTCCATGATGCAGACCCAGTACGCGAACCAGCAGGGGCTTTATAAGCAGGTCAACTCCGTGCTGCAGCCGATCCTCGCGGCCGGCCCCGACCAGAAGGGCTTTTCTCAGGATGAGGAAAATACCCTCAATGCCCAGGCGGTCGAGGGAACCGCAGAAAATTATGCGGGTGCTTCGAAGGCGGTCAATGAGAGCATTGCCGCGGAGGGCGGCGGCAATGAGGCGATCACCACCGGCGGCGCGGCCGAGCTGAAGGGCGAGATCGCCGCTTCCGCCGCGCAGACCGAAAGCGGCCAGGAAACGCAGATTCAGGAGGCGAACTACCAGGCCGGGCAACAGAACTTCCAGAACGCGGAGCAGGGAGAAATGGCCGTGGCCTCTGGCGAAAACCCGCTCGGCTACGCCGGCGCCGTGACGAATCAGGAGAACGCCACCAGCAACACCGCCAACGAAATCGCCCAGGAAGACAATAGCTGGATCAACGCAGCCATCGGCGCGGCCGGCTCGATTGGTGGCGCTGTGGTGGGCGAGAATCCAGGCGGAATTTTCGGCGGCTAGAGGAGAGGGGGACACACATGGATAGCGGCGCGCAAGGCGGAGCGGAGAGCGGACCGGCAACACCAGCGGCGGCGCCGTCGCCGCCTGCGAATGGTGCGGGAGGTTCAAGCTGGATTGATAAAGCAGCCCAGGCCGCAGACCTGCAGACCTCACAGCCGAGTCTCAACGCGACCATTCCCGAGAATGGAACGCCGCGGCAGGGCGCGCCGACGGTTATTACGCCACTCCCGCACAGCGGAGTGCGCGGCTTTATCGACAAGGCCCTTGACTCGCTGGCCGGGACCAACCGGCTACAGATCTACACCGACGAGAGCGGGCAGAAGTACATCCAGAAGCCGAACATGACGCGCGGCCAGCAGTGGCTCAAGCTCGGTGTCGAAGGCGCAACGGGCGCGGCGGCAGGCCTCGCCGCTGGCAAGGGTGCGGGGAACATGGGCCGCGCTGCCGAAGCCGGCGTGCAGCAGGGCGAAAAAATCGGCCAGGAGCAAAAGCAAAATCTGCGCAGCGCCCAGGTGGAAGTAGCGAATAGCCAGATCCTTGCGCACCAGCTCGCGGAGCAGGCCTTCACCATGGGCCGGCTCAAAGTGAAAGCTTCGCGCGAGGACATGGATTACTCGCAGGGGCAGCTCGACAACGCCCTGAAGCCGCAGCCCGATGGCGGACCCGGTGGAACGCTCATGGGCACGGCCACCGATTTGGGAGCGGCAGCCCGGCTCCTGAAGGAAAGCCCGGAAGTGATGGAGGCGCAGGTGAAGCGCGGCGACGTGCGGACGGTCCCCAACTACGACGCGGACGGCAATCCGGCCGGCTTCCACATCGTGATGATGCCGCCCGGGTGGGGCGAAGAGGTTTTGCCCCCGGGCAGCGCCTTCACTGTCGCCGTGCCCGATCCCAAAACCCCGGGCCTCTTCATCCGCCAGGAGCAGAAGTCGAGCGAGCCGATGACGCTTCGCCAGCAGACGCAGTACAACGACGCGGCCACATCGAAGATTCAGGCGGCGGCGCTGGTCAAGCACACCGCAGATTTGAAGCTGCAGACGGAGGGTGACGAACACCAGAAAGCGGCGGACGCGCATTCGAAGGAACTGCGCGAGGAGCAGGATCAACCGCTGGCCGAGGCCCATACGCGCGCGCAGACGGATGCGGAGACTGCGGCGGCTGCGCGATCGCGCGCGGCCACGCAGGCTCAGGCCAACGACAACACCGATCTCGTCCATGCACTGGTCACCGGCAATATCGCGCCCGATCGCCTGGGCTACCTGCTCGGCCGCAAGGACGGTCAGGCGCTGCTCTCTGCAGCCGTGAAGGAGGACCCCAACCTCGACTCATCAAGGCTCGCGGCCTACCCGAAGGTTTACGAGCAGTTCACCTCGACCAAGCCCGGAACGGCCGGAGCTCAACTCAACGCCGGCGCCACCGCCATCAAGCACCTGAAGGACCTGAAGGCGCTGGACACCAACGAGAGCGCCATCTACGGCACCAATGACTACACGAAGTACCACAACCTGCTCGACACCGTTGTCTCCGAGCTGGGCAAGTTTTACGGCAACGACACCATCCCGGCGCTCGAGGGCTATCGCAAAACTCTCGGCGCGATTCGCCCCAGCAACCGCGCCGTCGCCATCGCCGAGCAGGCCCAGGCCATGGGGAAAAAGTTCGACAGCTACGAGAAGCAGTGGAAGAACGCCGCGCCGAGCCCGTCGTATGAAGCGCCCATGCCACAGATCGACGATGAAGCGAAAGGCGCACGCGCCGAACTGGATCCGAAATACAAAGACCGGTACGTCGCAGAACAGCAGGCGGCGCAAAAGGCTGCGCTCGCATCGCCGCCACCGGCGGCCCAGCCCGGAATCGGCAAAAGCATTTCGCTCGATGCCGCAAGAGCTCTGCCACAGTTCAGGGGACAGAGCGACGCGCAGATCGCTGCTGCCGCGAAGGCCCTGGGCTACACGGTTAACCCGGTGACGCCGCAATGAACGATCCGTTTGCCGCGATCGCGCAGCCGGGAGCGGCGCCGAACCCCTCCGCCTGGTCCGCGTCCTACGACCCCGCAAAAGATCCGAACGCGGCGGGCCTTCCCCAGCCAGTCGGCCCGGTGCGGGGCGATCCGTTTGCCGCGATCGCGCAGGCGACGCCGCCGCCGGCACTTCCCGTTTCCGTGCAGCTACACGATCTCTCTGCGAATCCGAGGGGCGAGGGCACCTACAAGATGCAGGGAAAAGATGGAACCCCTCTGCAGGTCCCGTACAGCAACGTCCAGCACGCGATGAAGACCGGCTATGACATGGCCGGAGCCGGCGAACGCGCACGCTTCTCCGAGGACTACATGGCGGATCCCTCGACGACCCACGGCGTCATCGAGCGGCTCACGAGCCTGCCGATGGATATGAACGTGGGAGCGGCGAAGGCGCTTCTTCGGAGCGTCGGCAACCTCGCCGCCATGGCATTCCGTGATCCCAGCGTCGGCTTGCCGGAGGGCGCGATCGACGCGATCGAGAAGAGCGCGCCAGTCAGGGCTGCTTCGGATTTTGCGAACCAGCCGAATAAGAACGTGGGCCAAACAGCCGGCGACGTCGGCGAGAACGTGGCAGAGTACTTCGCCGGCGACGAGCTGCTCAAAATGGCCGGCTCTTTCAAGGGAGCCGAGACGCTGCAGAAAATGATGACCGAGCGGCCCGTCCTCGGAAAGCTGCTCCGCATCGGCCTCAACACCGCGAAGCAGGCAACGATCGGCGGCGGTCAGACTTACGTTCATACGGGTGGCGACGTGGGAGCTACAGCGGAATCCGCGGGCATCAATGCAGCGGTCACGGCCGGCCTTGGAGCTTTCGGAGAAGGCAGCCGCGCGCTCATCGAAGGCCAGATGCCCGAAGTCCGCACCGTCGAGGGAACGCGGATCCCGGTCCCGAAGGGCCAGGCGGGACCGACACCGGCGCAGGTCGCTGGCGCCGAAGCCTACGGCAAAGCCGCCGGCGCAACCGTTGCTCCGCACCTCGCGGCCATGGGAGCTCCGCCGGAATTCATCGAGAACACGCTCAACTCCGTTCATGATTTCACCGGAGCGGCGGATCGGCTGCGCGATGTGAATCGCAACGCATACGAGTTTCTCGACCAGGCAACCAGCGGCCGATTCCGCAAGCTCAACGCCGAGATATCGCAGGCGCAGCAGGCATCGTGGGATGGGGTCGAAGGCGCGGACCGTCTCTACACGCAGAAGACCCGCGAGATGGAAGACCTGCTTGGAAAGGTGCAAAGCGGCAAACCGGACGTGACGGTCAACAGACCGGCGGCCCCCGGAACGGACCTGATGAAACAGGGTTCCATGGCGCGGCCCGGAGAGCCGGCCCGCACCGGCGGGACTCAAAAGGTTTCCCCTGGAATGTCCGCCGAGGATCTCGCCGCGATCAAAACTTCCTGGCGGCAGTACTACATCCTGCGCGATGCGGGGCGTACTCTCGACGGCGCGCTGGACGGCGTGCCCGGGGCAAGCGCGGTCAGTCAGGAGCAGCGGGGCATCAACGGTGGGCGCCTCATGTCGGGCCTCAAAAAGATGGTGAACCGCTACGGCCGTGCGACGGTGGAGCAGTCGATGGGACCCGGGCGGCTCGCGAATCTTGAAGCGATCGCCAATGCCACGAGGACCAATGCCGACCGCAAAGGGTTCAACACCGGAGTGCGCTACATCGCTCACTATCTGCCCGGCTACCTGGGCGCTGGTTTCGGCTGGGAGGCAGGCGGGGCCGCCGGGGCCACGGTGGGTGGCCTCGCCGGCGAGCGCGTGGGTGCGATGACGCAGCGCGCACTCAACGCGATTCAGACGGATCCGAAAATCGGCGAGAGCTTCCTCTACGCTCTCGGAGGAAACGCGCGGCCGGAAGTGTACGGACCCTTTTACGCGCGCATGATTGTGAACTCCGCCCACGCCGCCGCCAGGGCGCTGCCGGCCGCGACGGAAACAGCGACCCAGCGGGCGGTAGGAGGCGGCGACGACGATAAGAGCGACCCCGCGCTCTCTTCGACGGACACCATGGCGACGCGCAGCCCACGTGGGCTCGTCGCGCCGGGGAATATTAATATCTGGAACCGCCCCACGGTCAGAAACGCGGATGGATCCCACAGCAGTGAGTACTCAGTCTCATTTCAGGACGACGCAGGCCACGAGGTGCTTGTGCCAACCATCGTCAATGGGCGCTTTCTAACTCCGGATGGAAAGAAGCCGCCTAGGGGGGGAAGCGCAGAGAAGGCGATGTTTGCGCGCGCGTGGCAACACTACCAGCAGACAGGGCAGCACCTGGGTAAGTTCGACAACCCGGATGACGCGGACGCCTACGCCGAGATCCTCCATAACCGCGGAGATCGCCAATGACCGTCCGAGAGGATCCCGCCGCTCTTATTGGGGCCAGCATCCAGTACAACCTGACCCGTGTCTGTATGTGCGGATGCCTTGAGACCTTCCAGCCGGCTGCGGGGCGACCTGGGCAGGAATACAAATACGGCCACAAGCTTCACGCTGGCGGAAAGCGGACCCTCCCGAACGCGGCCGTATTGTCACAGCCACGCGCACAAAAGGAAGAAGATACGCGCGATGGTGAACGGCGCACCCTGAATTACAAGCTCGCTCTGATGGCCGTGCGGCGCGAGATCGAGCTCTGCGATCGGGAAATCGAAACTGCGGACGATGAGGCTGAGTTGATCCGCGTGGAGAAAATTCGACCGCTGCAAGCCGCCATCGCTGAGATCCTCGACCGCAAGGACCAAACTGTCGAAAGGCACGCGCAGCTGACTGCGACCGCGAAAGACCTGGAGACGCTGATTGGAGCGCCGGCGTGATACATATCTTGTTTGTCGGAAGCGGACGAGCCCTGCTGGCCAAACGTTTCGAAATTGAACTCGGCGAAAAGGTAGTCTTGATCGAGAGGGAAAACCCGCAGCTTCCGGGCGCGATCGATCAGGTCCTTATCCGCTACGACGAGCAGAGTCAGAGCGTTCGTTTCCGTGGCGACCCGCCAGGGAACGCACTCGAAGAAGAGGTCGAAAGAGCAGCGCTCAATGCCGGATGCTGGGCAAAGGGCATAGGCCCCGCGGGCCAGGAATAAGAAACAAGAGAAACGAGGCACCATGGCAAAAGGCGACGCGCCCGCAGTCATCATCCACGAGCGCCATCAGAGCGCTCCGAAAGAGCACTACGCCGACAAGGCGATCCAGCAGGCGGCCGAGGAAATCGATTCCGGCAACTGGCACCCGGCGGAACCATCGGGCTCGATCGAGAATCTCCCGAACGTCGCCCTGCGCACCGGCACCCCGGAAATGCTGGAGAAACCAGTCACGCGCGCCGACTACGCCCATACCGAAAACTCGCTGGTCCTTGCCGAGCATCCGCGCGTGCAGGAGGCGATGGCGCGCCTCGCGCAGGAGCGTGACGATACGCCCAGCACCCAGGAGTACTTTGAAAAAACGCAGATGCTCCACGAGCTGGCGGAGATGAAGAGCCGAGGGAACCGGTGGGACGGTCAGGAGCGCTGGCAGGGCGCGGAGAACATCGCGGCGCGCCGGGGGCAGGTGCTAACGCCGCTGCAGTTCTATCACCAGCTGATGAAGACGGTAAATCCGAAAGCACAGTACGCGCACCACACTTTCACGACGAGCACGGGCTACGTCCGCGTGATCGGCGTCGGCCCCATCTTTCTGGGACGCGAGGCCGTGCTGCAGCATCCGGGCCAAAGCGCTGACACGCAAAGCGCGCGCGTGCCGCTGGTGGTGCTCGCCAGCGAAAACAGGCAGATCCTTCTCCCTGGGCAGGAGGTCAAAAAGGATGAGGCAATGCTTGTGGCCACGCTGCAGTGGCCCGCGGGAACCGAGTGGATGATCATGAACTTCGACGAGTTCAACGTCCCGACAACGGCAAAGTTTCTGGGCTGGCGCACCGCGCTGCTCTCGATGGTGCGCAGCGGGGTGATTACCGAGAAGCAGGCCGACAAAGCTTTCCCGCTGAATCCCGGCCCGGTTTCGAGCTGGTACCGGCAGCAGATGAAAGAGTGGCGCCATGCCCATCGCCGGAGGCCGGCGTGATCGAAAGGCGCACGCCCGAAGAAACTCTCCAGCGCGCCCTCGAGGAATGCGAGATTGGGCACCCCATCGAGTGCCTGGTCATCATGACCGACGAGGACGGAAGTCTCATCACAATTGGATCGACCTCGGCGTTCTCAACGCGACTCGGACTCCTGGAAATGGCAAAGTGCCTCATCTGCACGGATGTCGCAAAAATGCGAGAGGAGGGTTGACGATGGGCATTAACGAGCTGCAGCGGGCCGCCGCGGTTCTCTTCGCCGCGCGCGAGGTGGGACCAAAGGGCAGCGCGGACGAGATGAAGCTGGTTTGCTACTGCCTCCGCAACCGCGCGCGCGCCGGCTGGGCCGGTGGTCACTGGCTCAACGTGATCGAGGAGGCCGGAGAACACGCCGCGCACGAGCCGCGCGAGGCAGGTCCGCTCAGCATCGAGAGCCGGCCGCTGCAGATCCTCGCGCGCGACATCGACGAGATTTTTTACAGCGAGCCGCCCCGTGACGACGTCCCCCTGGGCATCGTCCCCGGCGACCTGGCCGAGCTCGCCGGCCGCCAGCTTTTCTGGATGTTCATGGATCGCCCGGTGCGGCCGTGGTTCCAGGACAACATCATTCGCAGCCCAAAAAATCACCCTCAGCGTACGAAGCTGGGCCTTATGATGCTGTTTGAATGACGACTCCGGCGATCACACTCACAGCGACACTCGAAAGCGTGACCGGCGGACTCGTGGGTTCCGCGGCGAATCCGAGCCAGATGCGGATCACGCTGTGCGGCTTCGGCTACCTTCTTCCCACCGTTCCAGGGGTCTGCAATCTCGACAAGGTAGGTCCTCTTTATCTCGATTCCACCAACGGCAGCATTTCGACACTGCTCTGGGGAAACGATGTCATCAGTCCGGGCGGGACGTTCTACGAGATTGCGCTCCTCGATGACCAGCGGAACATCGTCCAGGCCGGACTTTACCAGCTCACCGGCAGCGGCACCGTCGACCTCAGCAGTCTGACGCCGATCATTCAACCGGGCCAGTCCATCACCGGCATCACCGGATTTTTCTCCGGGGCTCCGACCGCGCAGCTCGCCGCCGGCACTGTCGACGGCGCCAACGCGGCTTTCACCTTCACCGCGCCACCATCGCCCACGCCTCTGGTAGCTGTGTACGCCGGCGGCATTTATCAGAGCGCGCAGAACGGCGACTACTCGATCGCGTACACGGGAACCAACACCTGGACCGTCACCTTCGCGGTTGCGCCGGTCAATGCTCCCGTTGCAGTCCTTCTTTTCCAGCAGCTGGGGTCCGGCTCGCGAACGATCACCGCGCCCAGCGCGATCGTTGTCTCGGGGGTGACGGCCGACAACACGCTTTTCTGCAACTTCAGCGCGGCCGGCGCGATCACATTGCCAAGTGCGGCATCGGCCGGCATCAGCTATGAGCTGAGCTTTATCGACATCTCATACAGCGCAGCGACCAACAACATCACGCTCTCGGGCAGCGTCAACAACGGGGGCAGTTACGTGATCGGCACCAACGGCGGCGCTGTGACGCTGCGCAGCGACGGCAGCGTGTGGCGAGTGAAGTCCACCAACTGAGGGGAACGGAAATGCGAAGCGATACGAAAAAGCTCCTGAATTTTTGGCTGGGAATCCTCTGCCTGGGGCTTCTCGCCGCGACGCCGGCCTACCTCACGAAAGAGGGTGGGACGGTGGGCCCGGATGCCAACACCGGCATCTACGGGTACATTCCCGGGGGCGCCCTCAGCTTGAAAGCTGTGTTTACCGATTCCTACGGCAGCCACTGCGGGGCCAAAGGGGATAACTCGACGGACGACTACACCGCCATTCAGAGCTGCATCTACTATTCCAACACGCACCACACCAACATCGACGTGCCGCCTGGAAACTATATCTTCAAAACCGGGCTGTGGATGTGCGGGACCGAAGCAAACCACAATGCCCTCTGCCCCAGCTTTGTCAGCAGCGTGATCCTGCGCGGACACAGCCAATGGGACACCACCCTCGTTCCGGATCTCACCTCTGCGGGAATCGCCGTCGACGACGGCTCCGCCTACCTCAATGGCCTCGAAGAGATCGCGGTCAGCGATGAGTACGTAACCACGGACCACTCCACCATCGGATTTGTGAGCGCCGAAGGAGGCGCGGGGGGCGGGGCCCCGACTAACTTCCTCAATCACATCTTCGTCGACATGCAGTCGTCCCTGGCTCCCGGCGGCGCTTTCGGCGTCATGTATTGCGGGACTGACCTGGACTGGAACAACGACGTCCAGGTTTACTCGGGCAACACCAGCATCATCGCCGGAGATTACACAGGGACAGCGCACGGAGTCGTCACGTCGAGCTACTACACGCTGGACAACAGCGACGGCAGCTGCAACGGCACAGGCGGCATGACGCATTTCAGCTTCGGGGGTAATAACCAGTGGACCACGTACGGAGGCTACCCCGCCGCGCAGCTGACCGGCGCCTCAGACTACAACGCGGTCGCTCAGAACTACTTCACTTCAGATGGAACGTTTGCGTCTGGATCCTCCGGGGTCGTCGTTTTCTCCGGGGTGCTTGAAACCGCAGTTTCACTCCTCGGGATCCGCACCGAATATCACGGCCCCAACACTTATCCCAGCAACACGGTTTCGGCGCTGTGGCTCAACGCGAACGCTCAGATCTCCGGTGGAATCATTACCGGGATCCTCACCACTGCCCAGGATGGCTACCTGATTGGTGGCGTGAAGGGGTCCGTTGGTGAAATTTCGAACCTCATCGTCAAAGCCGATGACGCCGGTGAGGCAGGTTTATTCAACTACAGCGGCAACGTCATTGATTCCGATCTCTCACTCGGTTTCGCCCCCCAGAGCCCAACTCCTGTCATGGGAACCCTGGGATGGGCGAGCGGATCGAGGATCATGACCGGGGAGCCAATCACCCCGGCGAACATGCTGGCTGGAATTACTTCCCAGCCCATCACTACAACTCTCTGCGGCGCGGGCCCTTCCTGCATCACCACAAATCTGGTGGGAATCGGAGGCCCACGCGGATCAGGCTTTCCCCCCGCCGCATGGCTCGATTTAGCGAATTCCGGGGTGGAGGGTATGATTCTCCCGGGGCAGTTACCGGTCGGCAGCCTGCCATCGGCGTCCGCGAATGCGGGGGGATTGTACGTCGTCACCGACGCAACGACTGCCTCGGCGCAGGGCCAGGTGTGCGCCGCCGGCGGATCAACCCACGCGATCGCGGTGAGCAACGGCACGAACTGGAACTGCTATGGGTACCCCCAGAGCGCGCCGGCGCAGGTTCCGATCCGCGCCGGGACGTGGACGATCACCAACCCCGCGAGCAGCACGGCTGTGTCCTTCGCGACGCCAATGACGATCGCTCCGGACAGCTGTACGATCTCGTGGAGCGCGAGCGTGATTTCGGTCGGAGTGCCGTGGGTCAGTACATTCTCCGCTGCCGGTCTGACCGTGAATCTTGTTACAACTCCGACGAGCACCTTCAGCGGCAGTTACTTCTGCGGAAACAACAATGCTAACTAGGGGAGGCTATAAACCATGAAAAAGCTACTACTCTGCGCGCTCTGCTGTGCCGCGATCGCGTTCCTGCCGGCCGCCGCGCAAGCGCCGCCGGCGAGCTGGTGCACGCCACAGAATGCCTGTACCTACTCGCTTCCGCAAAAGGCAGCGACAACCCTGAGCGGGATCGGCACCTATGGGAAAAACACCGCCGTCCCCACTGGAGCTACGTCGGTGACGGTGACACTGGTACCGGATACGGTGACGTCGGCCTATACCGTTGCGCTGCAAACGGCTCCGATACCAGGCTCCGGCTCTCCGAGTTACACCAGCTGCGCAACGGGAACGCTTGCCGCCAATCCGTCCGCGCCCCTGGTGCTGACCTGTACGGCATCTTCAACCACCGGAGGCTGGAGTTATATGCAGGTGGTCACCAGCGGCGGAAGCGCAGCTGGCGGCTATCATTTGCAGTTTTCCGCAGTGCTCCCCGGCAGCTTTGCCCGCAACGCAAGCCAGCCGCCGATAGCTGCAAAGTCCTTCGCCAACGCCGCGTCCGCAGCGCTGCCGAACCTAACCTTTTCGCCCGGACACAACTACGAGCTCATCATCCTGATTACGAGCACGTCGTTCACTTCAGGGACGCCGGGGTTTATAGGGTTGCAGTTTTGCAGCACGGACCCGACTTGTGCCTCCGCTGTGACGACGGGATACAACGGCGCGGGAGTGCTCAATGCTTTGAGCGGTGGCGTCACATCCTGGGGGGCATGGAATTCAGCTCCGGCATTCTGCGTTTATCCCGTGACGGGTTCCGCCGGGACATGTAAAACCGATTATTTCCCATCAACATACTCCAATGCGCTAACGTTCTATGTGACGTTCCAGGACCCCGGCAACATCAGCTCCAACAAAACAGCGACCCTGCAGGGGGTCTACTCCGATTCCAGTGCGCTGGTCACCGCCGTGACCGGGGCATATTTCTGGTCGAACAGCGGCGGAACACTACCCGCTGTGACCGGGATGACGCTGGTGTCCTACGTCGGTGGATCGCCGGGCGGGACGATGACCGGAACCATGACGCTGGTCAACGCGAATTGATCTCCGGGGTAGAATCGGTCCCGAAGTCCCGGATGGCCATGGCAGAATTTACAACTGAGCTGGAGCGTATGCTTCGCAAACTGAAGAAAGACATGTACGACGGAGACGGCGCGCGCCCTGGCGTGACGACGCGAATGTTTTTGATAGAGAAGGAAGGTGAGGAAACGGACAGGAAGTTCCTTGAGCAGAAGGAGTTCATCCAGAAACTCCAGGAATCGGTATCGGCCATCAACGGCACCCTGCTCAAAGCGGCCGGGGCCGTGCTTCTGCTGGTCATCGCGGACATCCTCGTCAGAGTGTTCGTGAAATGACGATCGAACTCAAAGTAAGGGAAATCCTCGAAAGAGTCCTGCTTCCCGCCGACTCCGCCGCCATCACCTCGAGCGCCGACCTGCGCGAGGATCTCGAGGCCGACTCGCTCGATATCGTCGAAATCCAGATCGAGCTGGAGGAGACGGGCCTCGAAATCCCAGACACCACGGCCGAGTGCTGGCGCACCGTCCAGGACGTCATTAACACCGCCGCCGCGGCGGAGAAAGCGAAGACTCAATAATGTTCACAGACTCCGATTTCCAGACTTCTCCGTTTGGGACGCACGTCGGCGGCGGGGACGGCAGCATTGGCCCCAAACCGCCCACGGTTCCCTATGCCCCCTTCCTGCTCCCCAACAACGCTTTCTATTCACCGATTCAGTCAGCGCCGGCTCCGGGCGCGTTCCCGACCGCGATGACCTACTGGAATCGCCCGGTCCTCAATCCGAGCGCCTCAAAGCTGGTGCTCGACTTCGACGCCTACTTTGACGCCGCCTTCTTCTCCCCGGCAAACGCGAACGCTTTCGAGACGGACACGATGCTGGTGACGGCCTGCGCGACTCCGGCGAAGAATCTCCGGCGCAACTTCTCGATTCAGAACGTCGCCGGCCAGCTCTACGTGATCCAGAAAGGCATCTGGGTGCCGTTTGCCAAGACTGGAACCTTCACGCCGGGGACGAGGTATCACCACACCATCGGCTACAGTCTGGCAGCCGCCGGCGGCGCCTACCAGTACGTGACCATCAACGGAACTGTCTACGTGGTGCCCGCCGCGCTGCAGACGGCGGACGTGATTGCGGATGGATGGTCCGTGATCGCGGCGATGCAGCTCCAGCAAAGCCTGCTGCCGACCGGTTCAGGGTTCGCGGTGAGTCTGGACCACCTCACTTACACCTGGTTCTAAGAGGGCAGCCAAATGACGATCAACGAGATGACTCCGGAGAACACCGTCGACGTTGTCGACAACCAGTTCATGCTGGCGCTGTGCCTGTGGCGTGAGGCCCGCGGCGAGCTGGCGACGGTTGGTCCGATCGGTTACATCGCGGTCGGGTGCGTGCTGCGCAACCGCGGGCAGCGCGACACGACGACCATCTACGAGGAGGTCATCAAACGGCTCCAGTTCTCAAGCATCACCGCGCCCGGCGATCCGGAGCTTACCGCGTGGCCGGCAAAGCGCAACGGAGCCGATTACGCAGCGTGGATCACGGCTCACCAGGTTGCCAGGGGGATCCTCTCCGGCGCTTACAGGGATCCGACACGAGGCGCCACGTTGTACTATGCCGACAGCATCCCCTTCCCGGAGGACTGGAATCGCGCTAAGGTTCACCAGACCGTGAAGCTCGGAAAGCACATCTTTCTCACCGAGGTTTAAAACCAAAATGAAATCGACCATCGAAGGTTTCCTCGCACTGTTGCTGGCAATTTTCGGCGCCGTGCTCGCTTATCAAATTCCGGCAGCGATGCTCACGCCGCAGCTCTCTCACATCTGGCTCTGGGTCACGGCGTCGCTCACGCTGGCCACCGCGATCGGCCGCGCCGTGATCGGGTACCTGCAGAACGATGCACCCTCGGCCGCAACGCTCGTGCAGGCTGCAGCGCAAGCGCAAACCGCCGCGACTTTGGGAACGACGGCTACGACGGGAGGACAGATCAAAAGTTCGGGGCCGCTAGTGAAAGCGGTGCTGCTCGCCGGGTTGATTTCTTTCGCGCTTCTGCCGCTCTGCGCGTTTTCCTGCAGCGGATCGCAGCAGCAGCAGGCGGCCCAGGCAAGTCTGCAGGCCTCGACCGTCATCGTGACCGCGCAGCAAGCCGAAATCGTGCTGTACGGGCAGAGCCTGGACACGGCCGCCGAACACCAGTTCATCGAAACGCAGTTCGATGCGATCGGCCAGATCGGGACCACGGTCGATGCGTGCATTGGCTCCGCCAGCCAGACGAACGGAGTTTTTACCTGCCTTAACACGGCGATCACCAAGCTCGACGCGATCAACGCGCAGGGTGGGCTGGAGCTGAAGTCGGCGCAGGCGAAAGCTGGATTCGCGGCCGCGGTCCTGGGCGTCCGCACCGTGCTTGCCTCCATCGAAGTCACGCTCGGAGGGACGCCGCCGGTCGCGGCGGTGACCGCTGCCACCAATTAAAAGTTTCAGTTTTGTACAAAAGGCAAAACAAAGGAGCACCGATGGACGAAGCAGGAGTCGTGAACCTTCTCGCTCAGCTCATCCCGCTGGGCATCACCCTTTATCAGAAAATCGCAGCGAACGTGACCGGCGCGGCCACCATCGAACAAGTTCTCGCCCAGGCGGACGTGAACTGGAACGGGATTGAGGCTACGGCGCAGCAGCAGCTGGGAACCGCAACCGCGCCGGCAGCCGCGAGCTAAAGAGGAGTGGAGCTTGCAGTGAAAGTCCTCCGCATTGCCGCTCTGTTCGCCTTTACGGCCTGCGCCCACAGTCAGGTGCGGGGCCATGAGCAGCGCCGGTGGTTTCCTCCGCCGGCGCTCCCGGCTCCGCACCTCACGCCGCCGATTCTGAGCTGGAAAGCCAATCTGGACTGGCAGGAGACTTCGCCCGGCGATGCGGTGGCCTCCTTCAACGTGTACCGGGCCGTCAGTTCGGTGGCAGCCCCCTCAAACAGCATTGCCGTCCTGATCGGTTCGACGACCGCGCAGTACTACGTCGACGTGTTCCCATGCCCGCCGGGCAGTTTGGTGGAGTGGTACGCCGTTGCTGTGGACGCCCACGGGTACGAATCCGGAGATTCCAACACGTTCAGCATCAGGATCCCGTGAAATGTTCTTTCAAAGTTTTCACCGAGGGACGGGCCTAACCTGGGGCCGCTCACCGACAGATGCAGTGACCGTCTTTGGGGAATCCCGCAGGGGTTCGAGATTCCCGTCCCAGCATGAGGGGGTGGCCTTCGGGTCGCCCCCTCGCCGCTTCAAACGTGGAACCCCATCACAGCGTTACTGCACTATAACGCTGTAACGCCGCAAAGGAGCCAAAATGCCACTGAAGAAGGGCAGCAGCCAGAAAACCATCAGCAAGAACATCGAGGAATTCCATCACGGCCCGACCTTCGCGAAGACCGCCGCGAAGTTCGGGAAGAAGACGGCGAACAAACAGGCTGTTGCGGCGGCCGAATCGCAGGCGCGGCGCAGTCCCGGAAAGAAGGCGGCCGGCGG